GTTTTGCTTAGGGTTACTCCGGGTGGTAGAGATCCTTGCACTATCTCATAGACTAATTGTTGTCCGGTTGCCGTGTCTGTGTCTGTGGCCTGTATTTGTAGATCAACACTGGAACCGTCTATGACCCAGTACAATCCAACACTGGTTGAATCGTCTAGTTGTAGTTGTCCTGATGCTGTTGTGAACGTGGGGGAGTCTGATCCTTGCACGTCTAACTTGAATGTCCTGTCTGTGATAGCGGTACCGGCCGTGGCTCGCACGACGAAGGTGTAAAGAGTTCTCTTGGCAACCTCAGCCGGAGTACCTGTCAGTAAGCCAGTGGATGTGACCTGCATTCCTACAGGTAGGCTTCCTGCTATCACGGAGTAAGTCGTGGCATTGGTAGCGTCGAGTTGTAGCGAATATGCTACCTGCTCTTGTATAGTTGCTAATTTACCTGCCGTGGTTGTCCACACTGGTGTTGCCATTACTTTACTCCTTACACGGGTATTTATTGGCGATTACCTGCTATTATTCTGTGTACGAATCCAGTGTTCTAGGTGCTGTTTAAGGTTCTCTCGTGCATCCGGATCACGTTCACGGTTGATTGCTTCTTGCAATCGTGTTATCTCAGACTTTGGAGATCTATTTCGTCTAGCGAAATGCTGTTTCCTCATATGTGTTTTCTGTTAGTCTATTAACTAATAGTTACGTTCTGTGAGGCAAGTACTACCCAACCGTTTGCACCATAGATCAGTGTAACTGAGTCTTGCACAGCGTCCATCGTCATTGATGTGCCGTTAGCAAACGTGGTCGGTGTGATTGTTGCGTTACCGCCGTCCACAGCCATGGTGATTATTTTCACCTGACCCACTGTACCATTGGCCAGTGAGTATGCATCTGCACCGGTTGTTGTGATCTCAGTGAACAATGTTGTCAGGTTGATTGCACCCGCACCACTGATGGCCTGTCTGCTACCAATGAATGCACCTGCCACAGTCAAGTCACCTTGTGCGGCAACATTGGCACCGGTCATTGACAATGCAGTTGTATTTCCTGATTTTATTTCTAGGTTGCCGGCAGAGTTGGAAAGAATAGCAAAATTTGTACCGTCGTCTTTCAAATATATGTCGCCCGCACCAGCATCAATTACCACATACCCAGAAACATCAAATGACACATTGCCTGTCCTTGCGATTGTTTCTGTGTCCAATACAATTTTTCCAGTACCTTGTGTACCTATTGTCAAGTCGCCATTGGAAGTGTCAGTCGATAAACTATCTGTTCTCAAAGTTACGAATTCACCTAGTGTTGCTTGAAACTCTGATGCAGTTACAACACCATTGCCTGTTGCTCCCAACACAAGGTTCTGTCCTGCTAGTGGAGACAGTGTAATACTTCCTGAAGTCGATGATATTGAATTTCCATCGATTCTAATGTTGTCTACGTTCAATTGTCCTGCTGTTGTCTGTGTTCCTGTGTGCGTGACATCAGAAGTTATGACGACAACCCCTGTTCCTGATGGATTGAAATCTATGTTTCCATTTGTGTCTGTTGTGAATTTTCCAGATGCATCAATGTTCAAGTCACCAACGTTGAAAGTGCCTGTTGTCAATGATCCTGATACTGTTGTGTTACCTGTTGTGGCAACGTCTGCTGTGTTCAATGTACCTGATACTCCCAGGTTTCCTGTAACATTTGTCGCCGCCGCTAATTCTATTGTTCCTGTACCTTGCGGATCCAATGTTAGGTTAGCATTCGAACCGTTTGTTGTGATGTCGTTAGTTGTCAATGACGTTGTTGTCAGTGCACCATTGATTGTAGGTGCAGTAATTGTTGGACTTGTCAACACTTTGTTTGTCAATGTCTGAGATCCTGTCAGTGTTGCCACAGTTGCGTCGATGTTCATTGTAACTGTTTGACTACCGGCAACAGATGTCAACCCTGTTCCACCCGTGATAGTAAGTGATTGTGAGTCTAAATCAACTGCTCCTGTGCCTGAGTCACCTGCTAGATCTAAATCTTGTGCTGTAACTTGTGAGTCAACATAAGTTTTGATTGCACCTTGTGTGGCCAATAGTGTTGCACTTGATCCCAGTGCTCCGTTGTCTATGCCTGTGACTGTTGCACCGGTGGCCAATGCCATCGATGTACCAACAGTTAAAGTAGATCCAAGTGCTGTTGCACCATCTACGTTCAATGTACCTGTTGTCTGAATATTATCTGCTATTGTGATCTGTGTTGAATCATTGGAACTTACTTGGCTTCCATTGATCGTTATTGATCCTAAGGCTATGTTTCCTGTGCCGTTTGGTGTTATGGTTATGTTTCCATTTGTTACACCTGATGTGATTGCAAAGTTGTTTACATCTAGGTTTGCGTCCAATGTTTTAATGTCATTGTCACTTCCGTATAATTCTACGAAGTTATCGTTAATCTTGTCAAATGCTGTTCTTAATGGATCACCTGTACCGTCATTTGCACTTGATCCTATATTGATTGCTTGTCTAGCCATAGTTTGTTAAATCCTTCTGTTACGATTATTTATTCTAAATTTTGTAAACCTAATGTAATTATTATAGGTCGAACAGTGTTCTCTGGAATTTGAATACTGTGCTATTATTACTGATATTTGTGGCTAGTAATCTCACATTACCATCATCTACGTCTGCTGTGAATGTGCATAGTGGTGCAGAATAAGATCCTGTGTTTCCAAACACAGTCAAGTATGCTTCTATTGTACTGTCAGCACTTGGTCCATGTATCAGATTGGCTTCCACTATCTCGAATCTACCGTTAGCGGCATCTGATATGGATATGAAATATTTTGCACTCCTGTATGTGGCAGAACTAAACAAATCTATCTGTGTTGTTGCAGACGAGGCCACAGTTGTTGTGTTGTCATTGATATCCGAGTGGTTGAGTGTGGCAGTTGCGGCAGTGGCAAAACCCAAGTTGCCCGAACCATCTGTTTTCAACAGTTGATTCGCACTTCCATCTGCTGTTGGAAAGAGCAAACCACTCAAGGAAACTTTTCCTGTGCCGTTGCCTGATAATTCAAGGTTGGCATTTGATGCATTGGATGAAACCGTGTTGTCTGCTATCGTGACGCCATCTATTGCCATGGAGTTGTTCACTGTTATTGTTGTGAATGTTCCTGCCGCGGCTGTGTTGGCTCCTATGACTGTCCCGTCAATGTTACCACCATTTAAATCTATGTTATCTATCTTGACCTTGCCTGTTCCTGAGGCAGAAAGTACAAGATCCGAGTTGGACTGCGTGGTTGTTATCTCATTGTCTTCGATTGATATGTTGTCGTCTATGATGATCTTTGGTGCAGTCACTGACCCCGTACCACTTGGTGCCAAAACAAGATCGTCGTTAGTTCTGTTGGCACTGATGTTGTTACCGCTGACTGTTATGCTTCCTGAAAATAACGGAGACTCATACAGTTCAGTGAACATAATGTTCACGTTCTGCATCGCAGTACGTAAATTATCACCTGTACCGTCGTTTGCGTTTGAACCTACGTTTAAGTTTATCCTTGCCATATTATACCTTAACAGGTCTCCTTACAAATTTAATAACCTGACTGTTAGTGTTATTTACTGTTCCTAGCAACCTAACATTACCGCTGTTGATGTCTGCTGATATATCCAAAGAGTCATATATTGTAGAACCGTCATTGACTCCGTTAGTCGCCGCACCAAATGTACTGACATATGCATTTGTTCCATTGTGAGTGACATTTGCTTCTATTATTGTAAATCTATTTGCAGTAGAGTCTGAGATCTGTATGTGATATTTGGCACTACGATAGGTCGAGGCACTGAATGAGTCAATAGCCTGTGCTGATGAGTTGCCAGTTAATGTTGCTGTACCGTCTTCGATCTGTGACACATCGAACAACAGATCCACTGTGTGCCATGCAAGTTGACCACTGCCATTTGTTTTGAGAACCTGTGCCGTTGCACCGTCGGTGTTTGGCAATTTGATGCCTGACAGATCAATATACCCAGTACCCGCCGGACTAAAAGCAAGATTGCTGTTTGATGCATTTGCTGAAATAGTGTTGTCCACGATAGTGACGCCGTCCACAGGTAGTGCAGAACCGTTGTGAGTCAATGATGAGAAGGTTGCTGATGATGGTGTTGCGGCACCTATGGGTGTCCCGTCTATCTCGCCATTGTCGACATCAAGACTAGAAGAATGTTTTATGATTCCTGTACCTGATGCGGTCAACACCAAGTCGGCATTTGATGTGTTGGTTTTGATTTCGTTATCTGACAGATTCACTGTTGAGTCTATGGTCAGACTTGACGACATACGGACAATGCCCGTTCCGTTGCCTGACAGGCTTATATCTGAATTTGTTAATGTAGCACTGATATTGTTTTCTATGAAATGTATCTGTGATAGTGCCGAGCTCGTGGCAAACAGTTCTGTGAAGTTGTTGTTGATTTTGAAACCGGCTTTTCTGATAGTGTCACCTGTACCATCATCGGCTACCACTCCAGTGTTGATTATTTCTTTTGCCATCTCAAACGCTTACCTTTTATTAGACGCTTACTTTGACTGCTGTACCGTCTCTCCATAATCTTCCTGCGACCCCTGGGTCGGAAGTTGGAAGTGCTGTGAAGTCTATCTGTGCGCCTGTTACTTTTAAATTTCCATTTACATCAACCGCTTCTGCTATTGATATTTTTGTTGAGTCATCTGAACTAATTGTAGTACCATTTACTTTAAGAGCACCTACAACAATGTTTCCTGATCCATTGGCACTCAGTGTTAAATTTGCATTGGTAGTAATAGGTGTAATTGTACTGTTGTTGATCTGTAATTGATCTATTTCAACAACACCTGCACCATTCGGTTGAACTTTTACATTACCATTAGTTACACTAGTTGTCAACAATCCTGTGTCACCATCACCTACAAGTGAAAACACCTCTTCAAAATTGGTGTTGATCTTCGTCATAGCGGTACGTAAAGTATCGCCTGTTGCTGGATTTCCTACTGCTCCTGTGTCTATGTTTAATCTTGCCATAATATGATACTCGTATTTATTAAATACTAATATGTTCATAGAAACCCTTAAAACAATGAGATTGTATAAAAGGGAGAGTAAATTGGGCACAATGCATACCTTTCACAGGAAGAACCTTATCTATGTGTTCAAATGCGATGCCTGTTCAGAGACATTCATGAGGCCCAAAAGCAAGGTCGATCCGAATCGTGCTTCGAATGATTACAAGCATGTCTGTAAAGGTTGCGATTCCAAGAAGTTCGCACAGAAGGTTGGTGTGAAGATGCGTAAAGTCTACAAACTTGATGCTAGTAGCACAGTAACCCTATAGGGTTTTCCACTTGATATCATCCCTGGCTCCAGAGATCCATCTCTGCAGGTCAGCGTATATCCCACACTTTATATTTGGTTGATCGAAGTACCACCTCAGGAACGGGTTGCCTTCCAGGTATTCCCTCCTGTTGATGAAAT